TAGGGAATAAGCCTATCTCGATTACGTCAGGCTATCGATGCAAACTGGTTAATGACTCGGTTGGAAGTAAGGACACGAGCCAACACCGCTTTGGCTGCGCGGCAGATATTCGTGTGGTCGGCATGACACCTCGGCAGGTCTGCGAGGCGATCATTAAATCGAAACTAGAATACGACCAAGTAATTTTGGAGTTCAATAGCTGGACTCATGTATCTATTCCGCTGCTTGAGTTCAAGCCAAGACGAAGCGGATTGATTATTGATAGTGCTGGAACCCGTCTTTACAGTTAAAAGTATACTCATTTATACCTGTTTTGAGATATAGACGGGTATAAGTGCCTATTAAGTCGGGCTAGGAGGACATAGCCGAAAATGTCTTGCGTGGTCGCGGTCGGGAAACCCGTTTGATCCTCGATAGATAACCGCCTGACTTATTCTTTAGGAATCAATCAGCATCGCCACCGCAATACGATTTATAGAACTCAAGATCGTCTGTGCTTAGTGGGTTTCTAGCCGAGAATTCAATTACTTGACGACAGCAATACTTAATTCTTGTTTCAAATGTAGGGATAGAAAGTGGATCGCTTATTTGTGACTGGAAAAGGTCAACTTTATTTGTTTGGAATTCAAATGCAACAGATATTCTTGGATGCTCGGCTCTTGGATTTGATCTGCCTCCCCAGTGAATTGTAGCAAAGTTCCAAGCGATAGCACCACCAGCATTGCACGGTAAGCACCGTATATCCTGTAATGCAAATTCCCACGAATCTAAATCTGGCGTATTATATGTTGGGTCAAGATTTGCCGGGACTATACTTATACAGCCGTTCAGAGCTGTTGCATCAGTTAACGCAATCCAAAGAGATAATCTAAGCGGGAGTCCGTCGCAATCTAAACCATGTTCGTTGCAGTCTCCGTCTCTATGGGGGGAGAATCCCGCGTCGTTATTTAAGGGGTCTATTCTCCAAGCAAGAAATAATGGTCTGCGTGTATATTCGCTTCCAAGAATCCCGCATAACAATTTATGGTATCTTAAATATAAAATCCAGAACTCATCATAAATAAAAGCAAATGTTATCGGGATGTTTTCTTTATGTAGCCTTGTGATTACTTCTGCCATTTTATCGAGTGGCAACAAAAGTTGTTGTGGGGGGAGTTGGAAATATCCTTCACTTATTATTCTGTCTTTAAGACCTTCTATTGCGTTGTCTGATATATCCAAGACCGACTGCCCATCTAAGAACTTACTATCATCAATATGTAGATCGGGAGAAAATTTGCGCCAGAAGTTTATATCGGTAATATGCCTCATTATTTCAACTCCAATTCAGTTAACATATCATCTTGTCCGAATATCCCTTTTACAAACGAATTAAATGACAAGCTAACTCTATCGTGGCGAGATAATTTAACAGGCACTTCATGTACCAAATCAGAAGGAAAGATTAGTAACGACAATTCCTCTACAGGAACGCGCCAAGACCCGGAATTAAAATCGTTAAACTCTTTTGGATGCAGATAAATCGCAGAGGTATTTGATCTCATAAACCTTATAGAATCTGTATCGTCAACTTTCAAATAAAACACCCCGGAAATAAAACTATTTTGATGAGAGTGGCTTGGATGGTACTCGGCTTCTCTAGTTAAATTTACCCAAGATTGGGTTATATATGGCTCGATATCATTAATGGGGTTATATATATTTTGCAAGTATCCGTTTAGCGCGGCAATAATAAACTCGCGTATGTCATGCAATTCCTTTATCGCCAATATGTTTGTATTGACGCTCGTAGAGTTCCCGGTATTTTTACGATACTCTAAACACGAAAAAACTTTACCTTCGGCACGGGTAAGTTTTCGAGGGAATTTTATATGGGCTATGGCTGTTGGAAAAATTGAAATAACATTCATTTTGATATTTAAGTTATTCACTTGGGGCTTCCGTATAAAGGCTAATGAACTCAGGACTGCCCAATAAATTTCTACCCGTGCGAACATAGTATTCAAGATTGTAGTGTCCAGATAAGGCCCACCTTAAAAGAAAATTGAGTGCGGCTATATCCATTTCTTTAGAAGTTTCTAGGGCAACAAAATATTTAATTCCGTTTCTAATTTCTTCTGTCAAAAGTATTCCTGATTTAGATGGTTGCATCCACAAAGGGAATTCATCTTGCTTTAGCCACACGCATTTATATGCTGAACACCCTTCCGGCCTATCTTTATATATGGAGCAGCACTTTTCCCCCAAAAAGTGACATGGACTTCCGGGGTAGTAAGCCCTGCCGTGTGCTATTCCATGTAACCAGCCCTCACAACAAGCCGTGCAATCACCGCATGATTTATTCGGCTGCATATTGAATTGCCAAAGAGAATCTATAAGATGGGGCTAGGATTGTTGGTGCTGAAATACAGTGTGGGATTGTCCCGTCCATTATAATCACCCTTCCGGGGACATAAGAAATGGTGCTTTCTATTTCTTTCATATTGTCATTAACTATTAGCAATCCACCGCCCCATTCTATTTTCCATTCTAAGTTTAAGTAATAAATTAATGTTTTGCACCGCAATGTATTGTCTATATGAATTCTGTTTTTATCATTCAAAGTTGATAAATTTACCCTCACCTGCACTATTTTATATCCATCAAAATGATTTTTTAATTGATTGGAGGATTCGTTTGATAGAAATTTTAACTCTATTAAATCCATGTCGGTAAAATGAGAAGCTAGGTTAAAATCACCCTTATTCTCAATGAGGGTGGTGTCGTTGCTAAGTGGGCTGTATTTGGAATGGAGTGCAAAATTATAAAAATGTAAACGTGCCGTTAAGTCATAAAGATTATCGAAGATAAAAATCTCTTTACCAGACGATGTTATTATTTTTTTGGGAGTAGTTGTGTTCATAGATAGAAATGATGGTTGCCGCAAGTGCGGTAAAAGGGACGGCCCCATTTTGGGTTAACGCTTATAGAATGGAAGTGGGTTGCTTTGAATTCTCTATCTGTATAAAGGGCGGTTCTAGCAGACTGCTCGGCTTGCTTCCACGCCACGCTCTCTATGTTTGGTCGATGCTCGGGCTTTAAAACTTCTCCGTTCATCTTCTCTGGCACCCACGAGAACTGATACGGAGCTAGAATAACTTTCTTTATATCCCCGTCTGTCATCCGATTCAAAACTACTCTAGCTATTTTTTCCTGACAGATTACAGGCTCGCCGCGACCTTCAAAATACACCGTCATGGTTAACCACAATAGCATTTCAGCCATTTGACCTCCTATAGCATCAGTCCTATGAGATACCCAATGATTACGAGGATCACTACTATCGGGGCCATTGCGAGAAAGACAATCAAGCCTTCATGAGCCGATAACTTACGCTTAAATTTCGTTGTCATTCTTTCCCCATCAATATTAATAAAACACTTAGCAGCGTTTCCTCACTGATCCCGTGAACTCTCAGGAAGCCTCGACTACCTAACCCGTGGACTCCTGTTTTTCCTCGGTGATGTTCTGGGCATAAAGGAATAACAGGTGCGTTCTCACGCTTACCACCATTCCTAATATGGTGAAGTTCTGCGGGGGTATCATACACCCCTTTGTATCGACATAGGATGCAGCCAATATCTGCAATAGCCGAGAGGTCTTTCTTCTTGCTCAAATCTGAACCTTCCAGTAGTTATCCCAATACTTCTTATCCAGAAGGACATTGTTAACGTCCCCAATAAAGACCTGCCTATCTGAGCGCGTATAAACCACTCCATCCCGGCAATGGATTATGGCTGGAACGCTGACAAGTCCACGCAAGAATCCTATTCCCTCTGGCGTTATTCTATACTTGCCCGACCTGTGTGGGCCATGCTCCGCCAGACCGAACCATACCAGCCTACTGACATGGGCTTGAACTCGATAAGGTGCGCGTAGCATTGCGTTCCCAACTAGCATCCCGCTACCAGCTTGCGCCTGTATCCATTCGTCACCTTGTAGGGCAGCTTTCCCCATCATCTCTAAGGTTTCCACCTTATGTTTGTCCATCCGATGAGGGTTAAGTTTCCTTATCTTTTGATTACAGCACTCACAAACTGGTTGCATATATTCTCCTATGATGTGGATTTAATCTCGATACGCTTCGATGCTTCATACGACCGCCATACCTCTATCTTCGCTTCTGCCGCTACAAACTGCCACCTCAGTTGCTCCGAGATGGCTACTGCCTCCCGTAATGCTTCAAGGTGTTTTATATAATCAACGTGGGCGTATGCGTAACTCTCTTTTGCAGATTCGGTTTTGGCATCCGACTCGATCATAAGCAGGGCTTTCTTGGTCTTTCTGAACTCCGAAAGGTAGAGTACGTCTGCCTTAGCGTGGGCGTATTTCTTGGCATGATCCCTTATGAAATCTAGTGCCTTGAACGGGCTAATATCTTCTGTTGTATCTTTCATTTTATTGCCTCGATGTAAAAGAACTTTCTATTTTGGGTCTGGGCGTTATTGGTTCTGATTATCTTTCGATCCAAGAGGAGCTTGAGATTTGATCCTATGGAAGAAGGAGAGATCAATCGCCCACCTAGCATCTTGTCGTACAACTCCTTTCGTCTAGTGCCGGGATTCGCTTTTATGTATTCGACCATGTCGACCATAGCTTCAGTCATTTTCTTTGATGGGCGTATCCGGCGCTCTATTTTGTATTTCAGCATTTCGGTGGCGCGTATTACATTGCGCCTCTCAGCCGACTCCCGCTTTTCGCGGTTAAGTTTATCTATATCCAGAATCTCATCGGCAATCCCGACCAGTGATCCTTTACCAGTAACGTCAAAGTATTGCGCCCCTACTGGGTAGGTCATATCCTCTTTGCCGATATAACGCCGCGAATTTTGTTTGACATATATTCCTTTCGCTGATCTACGGTATCTAATCCATTGGCCTTATTCCAGATCAATGCTTGTGTGTGGAAGTAGTTATCATAATGCTCCCGGCAATAACTGTATCCACCTGCCAATAGTATCGCCTGAGAATGGCAATACTTATCCTCACACATTATTACGGGTCTATCTGTACTGCGACTGAATACGGTCATTTAGATTTATCCTCAATTGTCTAAGATCATCAATTATTTCTATCCCTTCCTGCTTACATCTTTCGTGCGTCAACTCTAAACTCTCCATCCAATTGCTCACCTTGCCGACAGGCTGCGATGGCTTATCCTTTATCGCTTGCCGCATCTCCTCCCGCTGTCTTTTGACTATGGCGACAACGTATGCAAACGGCTTCCCGGAACTCATCGCCATTTTGCCAGCGTCTATGAATTCTTGAACCTCCGCGCCTTCCGCAACAAGTCTGACAAAGTGAGGGTGAGTCTGGATTATGTTTCGCACTCCGAGGGATCGAAGTGCCACGGTAATGGCGGTAATAGTTGAGGGTCTGAAGTCTATAATATCGACCTCCGGCTCCCTCTCGTTCGGAGAGGGTAGTTTATAGTTAGTAGTTCCTAGTTCGTAGTTCTTAGTTAGGTTTGTGCTTAGGTTATCTGCCGGAACCTGATCGGTTTCTTTTGGGATCTTCGGTCTGCCACCTAACTTCCCTACCTGTCTAGCTCTATCAGCCATACTATGGTAAACCGCCAACTCTTTATCACATCTTTTGTGATGCCACCCGTCCGGCAATAATTCGAAGAACTCGGAAAGAATTACTTTTGCCGTGCTGGAATGTTTGGAAAGTCTAAGTTTGCGGAGTGCTGCGGATGGGTCTATCGGGATCGGAAGTTCGGTGTCGTAGTAGAAGTTTATCAGCCTAAAATAGACCGCCTCCTCTTCCAGACTTAGGTGGGCTGTATGTATTGCCCACGCCGAAATATCAAATTTATAGTAATGCATCTATCCTCCATCAAGGCATCATTAAAGGGGTGGACGGATGGTGATGAGCCACTGTTCGGGTGCTACCCTAGTCCACCTAATACATCATCCCATAGACTTATCATATATGCAAGACATTTATTAATATATTATTTTTCCTTTATATCCACAATACAGGCCCCACCCTTTAACACTTCTGACCGAGTGACTACAAGGCGGTCTATTTGGGAGTCGTCGTCGAAGGCTAAACCAGAAAGAGAGTCGAGTAGACTTTTAATAACATTGTCTATATCCCTTCGACGCTTATCCGGCGGGAAAAGTAGGATGTCTATGTCTAGTCGAGCGATCCCGAAACCATCGTGTTTGGAGTCAGCGAACCTCAACAATACCTCCGTCTTAAATGTAACAGCCTTCTTTGTAAGGAACCGACGGGAACCTTGAAAGCCCCAATAGGTGTTAACGCTTGGTGGATATGGCAGTAATAAACTCAACATATTTGTAATACCTCTGATATAATACTACTGGCATTTTGCCATGTTTAGAAGGAATATGATATGACTTTAATTTATAGCGATCTCAGGAAGGTTAACGTAAACGCTCATACTGAGAAGAAGGGAAAGCTAACGTACTTGTCATGGGCGTGGGCTGTTCACTACTTGTTGGAAGCGGATCCGTCGGCGAATTGGGAGTATGGAGAACCAAAGATATATGGTGAGACGATGATGGTCTTTTGCTCTGTAATAGCCTTCGGCAAGACCATGACAGCACAATTACCTGTTCTGGACTACAACAACAAGGCCATTAAAAACCCTAGTGCGATGGAAGTTAATACAGCAATGCAACGCGTCCTAGCCAAAGCTATCGCGTTACATGGAATCGCTCTATATATATATAGTGGGGAAGATTTGCCGATAACCGATACATTTGAGGGGGGGGAGCCAACTCCGCATGAAACGGAACCTGATACCCCTCAATTTACCAGCGCCGAGGAGAGGCTAATAGACAGCAGCACAAAGGCGATAAATCTCTCGTTTGATTTCGAGGCGCTGAAATCCGTCTATTACGCGGCTATAGCTGAGGCCGACGGGAATCAGGAGATATTAAAGATAATTCTGAGAGCTAAGAATATTCGGTATCGGGAAATATTGGGGGTGACAGAAGGGGTGGCTCAATGATCGCGCAGGGGACGCCTGAGTGGTTAGAGCAAAGGTTGGGCCATGTAACCGCCAGCAAGGTTGCCGTGATAATGGCGAAAGGCAAGGGCAGGGAGACGTACAAGAAGCAGATTATAAACCAGCGGCTTACTGGGGAGCTAGAGCCTTCAAAGTGTTCGGATGCTATGGCCTTTGGCACAGAGCAAGAGCCATTCGCCAGAATGATGTATGAGGCCCACAGGAAGGTTTTGGTGGAGGAGGTCGGCTTCTGCACTCATCCAACTATTAAATGGGTTGGGGTTAGTCCTGACGGGCTGGTGGAGGATGGGTTATTAGAGATAAAGGTTCCCAACTCAGAGACGCACTTGGGATACACCTTACTTGGTGAAGCACCTGCAAACTACATTCCTCAGATGCAGATGCAGATGTGGGTTGTCGGTAAAAACTGGAACGACTTTTGTAGCTACCATCCTAAAGTCCCAAAGAACGTGCAGTTGCACATAATACGGGTATATCGGGATGAGGAATATATCGACAGAATGGAAATAGAGGTTGTAAAGTTTTTGGCAGAAGTGGAAGAATCTATTAATCAATTGGAGGCTAAATAATGAGCGACTTAAACCAATGTTCTTTCATCGGAAGGCTTGGCAAGGATGTTGAAACCAGAATAACCCCTGCCGGGGATACCATAGCGAACTTCTCCATTGCTTGCGATTGGAAAACCAAAACCAAAGAAGGTGTGGAATGGATCAACATCTCGGCGTTTGGGAAAATAGGGGAGATATGCGCTCAATACCTTGTTAAAGGGTCACAGGTGTTCGTGCAAGGCCGGATGAAAACGGAAAAGTATGAGGACAAGTCGGGCCAGATTAAATACATTACGCGAATCAATGCAGACAATGTTCAATTCTTGAGCCGAAAGGAAAAGACTGAGAATGTTGTGCCGATGGTCAGGACTCAAAAACTAGCTGATCCTTACAAAACTCCTTTTGACGATATGGACGACGACATTCCGTTTTAGTATACTTGCAGTGTCGTAATCTGGTAGTTGCGACACCTCCAAAGGGAAAGGGGGCTACGAGAGATCGTGGCCCTTTTTTTCGTCTGTCATTTGTCACGATAGCCCCGCTACCATGACATATCTATTTGCTTAAATACTTGAAAATAAATGAAAATAAATGAAAATAGTATGATAAATGTCTTGACAGATGTATGATAAGGTGGTATCATACTTACATCGAGTCAATCACGGCACGATGAAACCGGGAGATGATAATGAAACTAACATACTGGATAGCAGAAGATGAATACGAACCAGCATACAGCATCATCGGAAAGACTAAAAAAGAAGTGATGGCAAAATTGCAGAGCAAGGGTGGCGTGCGGGAATACGGCCCCGTAGAAAAGAAAATAATCATATATAAAGATGCCTTCGATCTTCTCGACATGGTGACAGGTGAGATGCCGGGACGCGGATACTTTAACGCATACTAAGGAGATGACAATGGAAATCGACGAGACACTTCAAGACCTAGCCGAATATGCCCATGAGAATTATTGCGCTGGTGGACACTGGATATTTGAATGCTACGAGGCTCCCGAATACCAAGCAGTGCTTGATGCTTGTAGCGGCGATTTGGATAAAGCAAAAGCAGCATTAAAGGCAAGATGGGAATTTAAAAACGAATTATCAACCGAATGTGGCGACTTTTGAAAATAGATGAAAATAGTATGATAAATATGTTGACAGATGTATGATAAGGAATATAATACTCACATCAGGCCAATCACGGCATGATCTAAATAGGAGATGACCATGAACCACGGAAACCAAGTCATGATAAACGGATACGCGAACTTAGTTGGATACACCGACGTAACCCCATACGAAGTAATAGGCAAGATAGGGGAAAAGACCATGATAGTCCTAGAGATGGATGCGGAGCTTGATCCATCATGGAAACCGGAATCGGTAATAGGAGGATTCTTCGCACATACCACCAACAATCAATCGCAAGAGTGGATCATAACCAAAAGCGAACAGCGTGAATTGACACGGAAGATAAGACTGCACAAAGACGGATGGTGGCGCGACCCATACGGCAACAGATTTAGAATCGCTGACAAGCCCGTCAAATTCCATGACTACAACTTCTAGGAGGTTTCACATGAAACACATCAAACCCGTAATACTTTACTTCACAAGGGAGTTTGTTGGGGGCGGGATGGCGGGGGTCGCCATGAACGAAACCATGAGATTCGCCACAAAGGAGCTGGCGGAGGGGTGGATACTGGCGATGCGAGGGATTAAATACTCGTCATTCGGATCAGCATACCAGATAGTAGATGCAAGTTTCTTCGACCACAGGGAGGAGGTATGAACAAGCGTTCTGACAAACATCCTCTGGGGAAAAGAACTGAAAATGGGTCAAAGATCGAATGGATCGAGCTTCGGAACAATGGGGATGAAACCGCAGATATTCTGGCATATATAGAGATGCCGAGGGGCAGTGTGCTGGCTGGACAGATCATAAAGGTATGGCAAGATTGCTTGCCGTTAGATGAAGCGGTGGCGGCATACCCTGACGCGCAATTCTACCACCCCTACATAAGCATACAGCCCTGCCTAAACCACCTTGAAGGAGAGGAGTTATGAGCGATTACAACGGATGGACGAACAGAGCGACTTGGCTAATAAATGTCTGGTTTGAACCCAGAACGAGCGAGGACGTCATAATGGCCCGTGAAACATTCGAGGAGGCGGTATCGGAGTTGTCAGAGAAGCATAGCTGGCTGGCTGATTTTGTAGATACGGACATAAATTGGGGTGAATTGGAGGAACATTGCGAGGAGGAGGAAGAAAATGAGTAAATACGACGAGTTCTTTCCACGCCCACCCCGCCCACCATTCGAACACGCGCCGTGGATAATAGTGGTGCTGATAGTGCTGGCGATTGGACTTTCTTCATACATCTCTCAATCTTGTTAGGAGCATAAAATGGACATAATGCAGGAGTTGGACAGAATAAATGACGAATACCAATACATCGTAGCTGTGGCAGTAGTGAACTTTTGCGCGGTTGACGATGACACCCGCGCCAAGTTACTAGCGTCATACCAGTCTATTTTGCGGGATCGGGAGGATGAGGAATATTACAATCGGGAAAGGGAGCAGAATCAAGGTTTGGACATAGACCAATACTTGGACGATCCTAGACACGGGCAATCGAGCAAAGGAGAGCATTGATGAAAAAGATCGAAGAATATAGCGAAACCGTGCAAACATTTGATGCGTTTGATGCGGTTATCTCCAATCTCAGGGTAGAGGATATAATACCAGCACTTTGCAAATACCTAGTCGAACAGGTCTACACGCAAGAACAGGACATGGAATTGGTTTTCGCCCTGCTGACTAGCATGAGCAACCATAGAGGGAAGTGGGAGATTAAGCGGCTGGAAAAGCAAATAGAGATGCTCAAAGCGTTAACTGCTCGATACAAGGAGAGGGGTATATGAACTCTAACTACGATATTAGCCCCAGAACAAGCAGAGAAGGCGCGGAACGCAGCAAAAACCATGATGGGTACTTACCCTACTTGAACGCGCCGAGAGGCATAGGGCGCGGATACGTCTCTGGGAGTTGGGATGAGGACGACCGTAGGCTTATAACTCGACTTAAATTAATCTTTATAGGCGCTTGTATTATAGTAGCATTACAGTTATCATACGTCTTGGGAATAATATAGGGGTATGACATGGCAAACGCTTTAGTTAAGGTTCGTAAGTTTCTGGTAGAGAACGCAAATAAAGAAATCACCTTTTCCGAGATACGGATCAAGTGCAGCGATCTAATCAACAGTGAAATATCAATGGCACTCTGCCACCTGACCAAGCAACGGTATCTGACAAGAAGTAGGGTAGATAGCCGCTTCAATCATGGAAGGCATACCGTCTGGCAATATAGGTATCATGTAAAGAGGTTGCCGGAAGCCGAGTGGCGCGTAGCTAACTATATAGAAGATGTCCTGTCCTGAGTGTGTGGCAGCATTAAAGAATCCCTTGTCAGGGATATACCAGTTCAAGTGTAGGGGATGCAGGGAAAGGCTGATCTTGAAAGAGACTTGTAAAGAAAGCCGGAGGGATTTAGTCGATAGCTTGCGGAAGTGGGGGGAGACCGCTCCAACAGAAGAAGCGGCTTGCAAGTGTAAGATGTTCTGTTACCAGAAAAGGGTGGTCGATGGACGAAGCTGATCTAGGGAACGATCAGGCGCAACAGAGACTTGATATTCTAATCAAACAGGCCAGTAAGCCGCTGGCGAAGGGTGAGCCGGGGGAGTGCGAGTTATGTGGCGAATACTCAAGAAGGCTTATTAATTCAGTATGCGCCCCGTGCCGAGATCGTTATAAATTAAGGTAAACATGACAGAAGAAGATATAAACGAGTTTATAAATGAGAATGGGTGGAGAGTTGCAAGGACGATGCCCAAGATCCCCCACGCCTACATTGTCAAGGACACCTGCACATCAGAAGAAAAGTTCGTGGACTTTGTAATCTTTATCCGAGCATACGGTGAACAGCGCAGATTTTGGAGTAAGACATTCACCTACTGGGATCATGCTGGATACACTTATTGGAGCATGGGATTCCCTGTCAACGAAACAACCATAATCAACAGGGCTGTTCTTAAATGATCGCAGGGATTATCGGAGTCCCGACCCGTATAGAGATGATAAAAGAATTGCGCGACATTATTTCACCTTCGGTTGATAGTGTAGATATATTTATGGATCATCAGTGGAAGGGACACTGGTGGAATCTATCGAGAGCGATTTGTGCTTTAACAGCGAAAGCCAAGCAAGGAGAGCCAGTCCTGCTTATGACGGATGACGCTATAACAGTACCAGATTGGAGGGAGCGTTGGGAGATAATCCACGCAAAAGCGGGGAACACCATCTACTCTCTATTCTCCCGCCAAAGATTCTTATTCAACGATCAGAATCTACTAAGGGGCTATATAACCAAGTGTCAACACCGTGGATTCTACGATCTGGCGTTTATCCTAATTGATAAGCCCAATTTTATACAGGATGTGCAGCACTGGTTTGATAATGGTGGGAAAGATACTCCTCCGGTTATACGCAGACAATCGCATTTAGATGTGGTGATGCAAGAGTATCTTATTGCACATAATATTCAGTGGACAATCAGCACCCCGACTATATTTGACCATCGTGACTCAAAAAGCACGATGGGTCATACTATTGGATTTAGTCCTTTTTACGTTGGCAGAAAAATTATCGGGGAGATTATATGAAATACCATTCCGCACTTCACAAGCCGAATAACTATCCGTTGGTTGGGGCCATCCAGTTAGGAAACTCATTTGCATTTGCACACGATATAATGAGGAGGGACGTTCCATGCGACTACAACGATTGTGATATTTTCTATATGGAACCTCCGTGGATTGATGGTTTCAAGATATTTGAAGATAGGGCTAATATCCCGCACGAACGCACCTATGAAGATTTAATGTTGGGAGTGTCTAAGTTTATTTTTTTGGGCAAGCCAGCGGTAATTATTACAGGAAAAAAGGGGCTAAAGTACCTACCCAAGCCGGATGCAGAGGCCGGGACAATATTAAATGGGGCAGCGGCTAGGGTGGTGATGTACGGGACTACAGTGACTAATGTTGGTAATTGCATGACTATATTAGATGAGTTGGCTGAAAGGTATTTTAGAGTGGGTGATCCATGCTGCGGATTCGGAAGAACAGCAAAGGCATTTAAGTTGGCTGGCAAAGACTTTGTGGTCAGCGACTACAATCAGGAATGTATTGGTTATATTGCTCAGGAGTATTACGGCTGGTGAAAATATATCTAAAAGACAATGTGTTTGACAAGTCGCTGGAACGGATGCGATGGGTATTTGATGAGTTCCCGAATGTTGTGGTCGGCGTATCGGGAGGGAAGGACAGCACAGTAGTATTCAATCTTGCCATGATAGTAGCAAGGGAGAAGGGTAGGTTGCCGCTGAAGTGCCTATTTCTGGATCAGGAGGCGGAGTGGGAGGCGACTATTGATACCATTCGGCTGATTATGGAACATCCTGACGTTGACCCATATTGGCTACAAATGCCGCTTCAGCTATTTAATGCTACAAGCACAATAGATCACTGGTTGATGTGTTGGGACGAGAAGGAAGAAGCGAGATGGATGCGTCCGAGGGAGTCTTATAGTATTAAAGAGAACGTCTATGGAACAATGAGGTTTGTGGAGTTATTCACAGCCGTTTTGCAAAAAGAGTTCCCAGATACAAAGACTTGCTACATTGCTGGTGTCAGGGCGCAAGAGTCACCAACTAGGGCTATGGGGATGACTAACGACCTCACCTATAAAGACGCAACGTGGGGGAAGGCGCTGGATAAGTCTCTTGAGCATTACACTCTCTATCCTATCTATGACTGGTCTTATATGGATGTATGGAAGGCGATCCATGATAACCAATGGTATTACAACAAGATATATGACGCGCAGTACAGCTACGGGGTTGGGCTGCGAAACATGAGGGTGTCAAACGTCCACCATGAAATTGCTGTTGGGGCGTTGTTTTATATGCAGGAGCTTGAGCCTGAGACCTATCAGAGATTGACACAGAGGATTGCTGGCATAGATATGGCTGGAAAGATGGGGGATGACGATTACTTCCCAAAAGAGTTGCCTTTTATGTTCGCATCATGGAGGGAGTACAGAGATTACTTATTGGATAAGTTAATAGAGAAGCCCGACTGGAACGCTATATTCAAAAAGAGGTTTATCAAGCACGATGAGGTATATGGAGATGAGCTAGGGGATGTATTATTCAAGGTACATATTAAAGCCATTTTGACTAACGATTGGGAGCTTGTAAGAATCGAGAACTTCGAACGCTACCCCAAACACATAACACTTAAACGACGACGGAAGGCGGAAAAAGATGCTAGAGATACAGCGCAAGTTTGACGAGCTTCCAACAGATTTAGCTAAGATTCTGTATATAGAGGAAATCAAGGCTATGTTGCACCAAATCAGCCCATTGAGGGATCAACCTGTTAACCATGTTCGGTGGGTTCCTATAGAGCAAGTTGAGGCCAATGGCTACAATCCCAACTCTGTTGCCAAGAATGAAATGCGGTTGCTATATGTGTCCATAAGCCACGATGGATATACTCAGCCAATCGTTGTAATACGAGACGAAGGGCGGGATAAGTACGTTATAGTCGATGGATTCCACAGATATTCCATTATGCGTCTGAATAAGGACATATATGACTTGAATAAGGGATTGATCCCAGTGGTTGTAATAGACAAGTCTATTAATGATCGGATGGCTTCGACGGTCAGGCATAATAGAGCGAGAGGTAAGCATAGCGTCTCAGGCATGGCGAACATGGTATTTCAGATGTTAGATAATGGTTGGGAGAATGAGGCTATATGCGCGGAACTAGGAATAGAGCCGGATGAGTTGATCCGACTGAAGCACGTTACAGGTTTCTCAAAGTTATTTGAGAATGTGGATTATCTCCGTTCGTGGGAGACAAAGAGACAGATCGAATTACGAATTGCCTACAATAAAGGACAAAATGGAAACGACCCTATTTAATATCGCAGAAATCAAGCCTTACTGGCGCAACCCGAGGCATAACGAGGAGGCTGTTGGTGCTGTCATGCAGTCAATCCGTGATTATGGATTCAATCAGCCATTGATTATTGACGCTGAGAACGTGATTATAGCGGGGCATACTCGATATAGAGCATTGCAAAGGTTAGGGGTAACAGAGATTCCATGTATTGTTAAGGGCGACCTAACGGCGCAACAGGCAAAGGAGTACAGAATTGCCGACAATAAAACCAGCGAGCTATCCTCATGGGATATGGATAGGTTAATACCTGAGCTTCGGGAGATCGAGTCTATAGTGGATATGAGCATTTACTTCCCGACCATTGACCTATCAGAGTTACTCCAACAAACAGCGGGGGCATTGAACTTTAAGAACCCTACTGAATTAGCTATCGGCAAGGTCGAGCATAAGCTGGAAGCCCAGATGACAGACAAGAATAGAGAGCTACATTCTGCTTATGTGGAGGTAGCCTGTCCTCATTGCGGTGAAGCCTTCCATGTAGACCGCAACGATATAGCCAATCAGCACATTAAATAGAGAAGCGATGCCTAGCGTACCCACCCAGACCAAGTGCGCTGAGTTAGGCTGCAAGAATGAGAGGGCTAATACATATAGCTATTGCGTGGAGCATGGTGGTGTAGCTCTCGCACTAACAGATGAGAGAAGGAGCGCCAACGCTAAGTATAATACGTCAGCTTGGAATTCAATACGACGTAGGCAGTTATCTATGCAGCCCCTATGCCAAGCCTGTCTACTCTCAGGCCATGTGTGTATGGCTAACCATGTGGATCATGTGTTCTCATGGAGAGGGCTAGACCCAAAGGCTTTCATCTATAATATATTCCAAAGCCTATGCCATGAACACCATTCGTTCAAGACAGGGCTTGAGCGCAAGGGGATATATAGGCACTTCACTAAGGACAAGGTAATAGATTATAATTTAAGTGAGTGGGCATCCACCCTTTCTATTACAGACCACGCAAGCTCGAACCTGATTTAGAAACTTAATCCCTTTTGGGTTTGCATAAGAGCAGCGCCGGGGCCAATCTCGCACAGATGGAGTTGACCAAAGGGGGGTGTCAAGATAACAATCTTTACATTAATAAAAAGGTTAAGCAAATGAACAAGTTACCGCCGGAATTACACATAGTGAACGGATCGAAAGGAGTTAATCAAGGGACTTCGCTCCCTGATAGCATAAAGGTTCGCATACCGAAAGCTGACTGGCTGGACAATCCCGAAGGATGGGATCGAAATGTATTTATAGCCGAAACCAGTGAATTCTTATTTAAGGTATATGGAATCGGCAGCGATCAGGATAAGCATACCTTAGCTTTTTTGGCCGAGCAGATCGACACCTACATCGAAGCCAAACAGGATTTAGCTAAGTACGGGATCATTGCCAAATTCAATGGCGGCAAAACCATTGGCCCGAATCCATTATTGACGATCCGGCAGAATACGCTAAAGACAATAATTCAACTGATGAACGAGATGGGGCTTACCCCAAGAAGCCGATTGAATAGCGGGAAGCCGGAACAGGATACAGCGGCATCAAGATTCTTGCGCGGGCCTAAAGGGTGAGTTGGGAGAAAGGAGTTCTATATGCTCACCAAGTAATCAAGGGGGAGATAAACGTCTGTCGCAACGTCAGGCTTGCTTGTCAGAGATTTATAAACCAGTTAGAAAATAAAGAATGGGAGTGGGCGTTTGATCCCGACTACCCACGCCATGTATTGTCATTCTCAGAATCCCTACGGCATACCAAAGGGCCGCAAGCGGGGGAGCCTGTAATACTAGAGCCGTTTCAGATTTTGTTTGTATGTGCTGTATATGGCTTCAGACACAAGAAAGACCCGTCGAGGAGGATGGTTCAAGACGTTATAATATTCATCCCGCGCAAGGCGGGGAAGTCTACGCTATCGGCTGTAATAGCATTGTATGAATTGGCTTGTGGAGAGGCTGGCGCAGAAGTATTTACATTGGCAACGAGTCGGGAGCAAGCGTCTATAGTATTTGATGCAGCGCGTGGCTTCATAGAGAATATGCCTTCAGACATAGCCGAGCTATTCAATCTATCAAAATATCAAATCAGCAGGGCCGGAGATAGCCAGTCAATGTTCAAGGCTTTATCCCGCGATACCAAAAAGACGGGAGATGGAAAGAATCCATCGTGCGCGATCATTGATGAGGCGGCGCAGATCGTTGATAGAAACAGTATCGAAGTATTACATTCTGGAATGGTGGCTCGTCAAAACCCATTGAGGATATACATTACTACGGCATCCCATACAAAGGAGACGAAGTTCTACGAGGACTTGTCCATGCTGGAAAGTATCCTAAATGGAACCGCCCCAGATAACCACAGGTGGTTCGGCTTACTCTATGGGCTTGATCCGCAAGATGACTGGCGCGATCCCACTACATGGGCGAAGGCTAACCCCATGCACGGCATAAGCATCTTCGAGGACGCTATCGCAGCACGGGCAGAAGAGGCAAGGCATAAACCAGCGGCACTCAATGAATTCCTCTGCAAAACATTAAATGTCTATGTGAGCGCAAACTCCGCATGGATTGACAGAGCGCATTGGGATGATCCCATTTGTTTGATAAAAGAGGATCGTGAGCCAGAGGCCGTGTTCATGGGATTCGATCTTGCAGCGACACGAGATTTGAACGCGGTCTGTACGTTAAAGAGATTCGGAGAGGACGATTACGAGGTTGAGTTTAAGTTCTTTTTGCCGGAAGCCGGATACGATCTGATACCAAAGCATTATCAGGATATATTCGGTCAGGCGCAAAAGTCTGGAATACTGCACCTAACAGAAGGGAATGTAATAGATGACCGGGAGATAAGCGACTACATCATAAAGCAAGCGGAAAAGCATAATGTCAAAGAAATAGGATATGATGCTTACAACGCAGCGAGTATTGTGGCTAGGCTGCACGATGCTGGATTGCCTGTTAAGAAGGTGGGGCAGGGCATGGCGGTATTAAATAACCCATCTAAGTTCTTGGAGAAGCTGATAATCAACAAGAAGATTAAACATGACGGCAACCCGTTCGTTGGGTGGCAGCTAGGAAACTGCGAAGTCTATATGGACGTAAACGGCAATATAAAGGTGCGGAAGAATGAGTCTGATAAAGCGGCAAAAGTAGACGGGATCATCGCCATGATTATTGCAACGCACGGCGCACTCGATAACCCGTACACATCCAGCAGCTTCGGTTTCAGAAGTTTTTAGTATATAATCAGAGAAAATTAGGGGGTAAACGATGGGAATGTTAGACATTTTCAAGCGTAAAGAGATAGTCCAGAAGGAAGCGAATACCGTTCTCGGTCAGCTTCAGCTAGGCAATCAAGTTGTCTATGCTACGGCAGGGCAGCAACTAACCTCCTCACAGCTTCTCTATGTAACAACATCTAGCACTACCACCGCTGGCAGAGTAATAGATGTATCTGCACTAACGCGGAACTCGACGGTTATGAGTTGCGTAGGTATTAAAGCTAGATCATTAGCACAATGCTCTATATCCGTAATGTCAAAGCAAACGGATGGATCATACGTTAACGCCACAACCGAATCTGATGCCAGCAAGGTTCCAGATAGAGAGCAGCGCAAAGCCAAGTCTGTATTGAGTCTGCTTACGAACCCAAATAACTTCCAAAGCCAATATGAATTTTGGTATCAGTGGTGTATGTGGCAAGACATATCTGGGGAATCATTTACTCTATGGTGGCGCAAGGATCAGCAAGATTCTTTAGCGACCCCGCTAGAGATGTATATGCTGGATTCGACCCTAATAACGGTTATTCTGAATCCTACGCGCTACCCTTCATACCGTCTGTCAACTCCGAGCTACGGCTTCAGCAAGGATCAGCCGTTAGAATCACACCAAGTTATGCACGTTAAAGAGGCTGCATGGCAAGGATCAAGCGGGTTTAATAAGGGTATTTTGGCTACGGAACTGGTCGCTTTAGATCAGGATATTGACATTTATGCTAACTTTATCATGCAAAATGGGGCGAAACCGAGCGGAATTTTCACGACCGAGCAAGTTATCCCAGACGCTAAGTATAAAGAGGTGGCTAGTAGACTGAAGGAAACATGGAACGCGATGACCGGGACACGCAATACCGATCAGAGCAAGGCTGGACAAGGGATGTTACTCGATCAAGGCATGAAGTATACCCCAGTGGATATGCTAACCCTTCAAGACGCGCAGACAGCGGAATTAAAGATTCAAACAATGTCGCGGATATGCGGATTGTTTGGAGTTCCTTCAGCGATGCTAGGGATCGGGGAGAGTTCGTTCAACAACA